TGTATTCCCTGTAGTATGCGTATGGTTAACATCCATGGGTATCTGCACAATGGCATTCAACCTAAACGGTTTCAACTTCAACCAATCAGTTGTAGATGTTAACGGAAAAATCATCCCAACATGGGGCGATGTTCTTAACAGAGCAAACTTAGGTATGGAAGTAATGCACGAGAGAAATGCACACAACTTCCCATTAGACCTAGCATGTGCTGAGTCTACAGAGGTTGCTTTAACTGCACCATCTATCGGTTGACAATAAAACTACATCATGCTATACTGAGGGTCTTAAAAAGAGACCCTCTTTTTTTATACATAAAAATAAAAACTCATGGATATAATAATCTATACCAATGAAGGATGTATTTGGTGCACTAGGACTAAAGAATTGATGGCGAGAGCGAACGTAGAATATACTGAGGTCAAGTGGGCGGACTTAGGAATTGATAGTCAACTTAAATTAAAATCAAAGTACGGTCAGCAACTAAGTGGTTTTCCTGTGGTCATCATAGATGACGAACTGATTGGTGGACTCATTGAGACCGCTAAATTATTTCTTAAGAAAGGATTAGTGACATCTAGTAAAGGTTAATGACAGAAATTAAAATAAATAAAGGTATAGAACTCATGTTAAGGAGGGCGAAACCGAAGTCCATTGAACCTACCCGCAAAGGGATACTTATAAACAAAGTGTTTATCCTCCTAAAAAGAAAAGTCTACTTCAACTTTGAACTTAGGTGGCAACAGGAAAAAATTAGTTCGGAGTTGAACAATGACTGAAACAATGATGATTTTTATGTCAGTAACCACATCCTTTATCTTCCTAGCGATAGGAGTGTTAGCAGGATGGACAGCAAATGAGGTTAAACATGACCAACTTTATGCAAAGGAGGTAGAAGAAAATGCCATGCACCCAGAAATGTATGACACCAATGGATACATTCTAAACGAAGAACTATTATCTGTTAGGTTCACTGATCCTCTAGAGGAAAGAGAGGATTTAGAAGACTAATAAATATTAATACGGAACAATAATAATTATGCAATTGTTACTAAATGAAGTGCTACAAAAAGTAAGCAACGCAAAAACTAAAGCACAGAAAATAAAATTACTACAGGAATATAATACTCCTGCGTTGAGGTCTGTCTTGATCGCTAACTTTGATGAGAGTGTAATCTCTATGCTCCCTGATGGAACCGTTCCTTACAAACCAAACGATGCACCAGAAGAAACTGAACACACGAGACTTGTACAAGAGTATCGTAAACTATATCTTTTCTTCAAGGGTGGTGCAAGTGTCTCACAGACCAGAAGAGAAACTCTATTCATACAATTACTAGAAGGTCTTCATAAAGGAGAAGCAGAAGTGTTGACTCTTATGAAAGACAAACAAATAGGTAAGCGTTGGAAGATTACTAGAGCATGTGTGGAGGAAGCATTTCCTTCAATCGAGTGGGGAAACCGTAGCTAATGACGACATTGAATATTCTAAAAGAAAATTGTGATCCTAAAAAGGATAACAATTCTACACTACCATACAATGCATACCTTGTTCAGTACAAGATAGGTGACAAGGAAGAATTGAGATGGGATCTTACTATGGCATATAAAATGTCTGAAATATTTGATCATTATTATGACAAATATAAAAATGTTCTAGCAATAGTTCAATCTGATGGTAAAGTTCCTCCTAAATTATGGAGAGATCCAAGTCAAAAAGAACCACCAAAAGGTAAGAAGAAAAAATGATCGCAGAATCAGAGAAGTCATATCCAACAGGTATGTGGGTAATATTCTACAGAAGGTTAGATGATCCTAATGTATGGAAGACCATGAGATACCAGAGAAATGATGGAGTTCTTGTGTCTGCAGATACTTATGATAATGTGTTTAAGTTTCGCAGATATAAAGAAGCATTTGATTTTGTAAGAGAATTAATCTTTACAGATCCACCAGTTTATGACGCTACAGTGAAGAGGATTTGTAAGGCAGGAGGAACAGATTTTTATTTGTCAGTAAATTAAGATATAATTAAGATGCCATTTGGTAGTGCTTAATACTATTTGACATTTCTAAATAGTTATGTTAGTATTCTAACACGTTCATCCAAATGCATAGTCTAGCACTACTAGTACTTCTATTCGCTGAACATGACGCTACTCATTGGGAAATGTCATGTGAAGAATGGAACCAAGCAAGGATTGAGATACTCAGCGATGAGAATCACATCCAAGATGCTAAGGAGTATCTTATTGACTACTTCTATACCAAAGTACCAGACCAAGATTGCAGACCATGGAGCATTGGACGCAAGTAGGCCAACTCGGAACGGATCGTTCATCTCCCTAGGGAGACGCAAAAGTCTGACTGAAGGAACGGATGTCAAAGTCCACTTACTTTAGGAGAAACCAAATGGCACAAGTCACATACAGAGGTGTTAATTATGACACCGAAGAGTACAATAAGAAGGTACTCGAAGAGGCAACTAAACGTCAAAGACATGATTTAATGTATAGAGGCGTTAAAGTACAGCGTAAGATGGTAGGAGCTTAACGATGGTTGAAACACTACAGGTCGTGGGGATCATATCCTTGGGTTGTATTGCCTTTCTCGCTATAATTTATAGTGAAGTTCAATTACTAGAACAGAGGTAGTAAAATGCTAAGGATCAAGGTAGATTGGGGTTCCCCCGTTCTTCCAGAGTTTGATCCTGTTAAGCACGATCCAGAAAGAACGTTTGCATTCTTGACCTATCGTGGTGTTAACTACGCTAAATGGGTTTATTTAAAAGTCCACTTTAACGCAGTCAAAGACTGGAAGATCACATCTTAATACATCTTAAATGTCTATGAGTATAAACTCGTAGGCATTTATTTTTGTTTCAAAATTTAGTAAATGTATAGGTATGAAAAATAAATAGTGGTAGAATTCAGAGGTAATACAGATGAATTAAACCTCCTCTTATTATGAAAAAATTTATGGAGGAATATGCATAATTTAATACCGCACAGTCAGTTAGATGGTTGGCAACACAATCACTATCAGTCTCACGATGATATGTTAGATGATTATTACGAGTGTCTAATAGAATGTGATACAAAACAAAACGAATGCAAACGTATTTGTAGAGAAATTCTACAGTAATTTAAAAGAGGGGTTGACCCCCTCTTTTTTTGTGGTATAATACTTATACTACTAATATAAATATGGATAGAGGTAAGTTAAAAAATATCGTCAAGAGCTTGCAATCTTTATTAGATGTGTTAGAATCTGAAGTATACTCTGACGTAGATGCGTACAGCACCAACGGAAACAGTTCCACCTATACACAAGGGAGAGATGACGATGATGGATACCCAGATTAATTATTCAGATGAGATGATGCGTTTCAGAAGAGATGCTATTCTATCTCTAAAAGAATTTGGTTTCGGAAAAGATATCTATGAATTTTGTACTGACTGGGTGCTAAATCATGAGACTACCCAAGGAATACGAGAAGCGTTCAAAGAATATGAGACTCAAAGACCAAATCAAATTAATCAAAACAGCACTCAAAAAAGGTGAGTTGTATTCTGATGTAGAAATACACTACATGAAGAAGCAACTTAACAATGCAAAGCACGAACTCAAACTTAAAAAACTAAGGAGACAGAAAGGATTTAATAATGAATTCAGTAAAACTGATAACCGTGACACCCAACGCAGAGGAGACGATGGGTTACGTAGCGAGAGTGAGCAACCCCAAGAATCAGGAAAATCCTGATGTCGCAGGACTCCTTAAGTATTGTATTAAACATCAACACTGGTCTGTATTTGAACAAGCACACATGACTCTAGAAATAGAAACAACTAGAGGTATTGCTGCTCAAGTTTTAAGACACAGATCATTTACATTCCAAGAGTTTAGTCAACGCTATGCAAATACTAATTTACTTGGAGCAATACCTGTACCAGATTTACGAAGACAAGATCAAAAGAATAGACAGAATAGTATAGATGATATCCCCGAAAAACAAACGTCATTCCTACAGAAAGAGATTGCTGCCTATTTCGCTGAGGGAATTGACTTATACAATGAACTCATACGTGAAGGTGTTGCAAAGGAATGTGCGAGATTTGTTCTCCCGTTAGCAACACCAACCAAGATCTATATGACGGGAAGCGTACGTTCTTGGGTTCACTACATAGAATTACGTAGTGCACATGGAACTCAAAAAGAACACATGGACATCGCTAACGATGCTAAACGTGTATTCATAGAGCAGTTTCCTATTTGTTCATCAGCATTGGAGTGGAATTAATGCCAACATATCCTGTAAAAAATTTAAAAACTGAAGAGAAGAAAGAACTTCGCATGACCATGAAAGAATATGAGCAGTGGAGGAAAGACAATCCCGATTGGGATAGAGATTGGCAAGCAGGAGTTGCTTCTGCTGGTGAGGTAGGAGAGTGGAGAGACAAGATGGCATCCACACATCCTGGTTGGGTAGATATTATGAAGAATAAAGTTATACCCAAAGCAAAATATGTAAACAACAAAACTATCACTGACAAATACAGATACTAATATGCCAGTTAAAAAGAAAACAAACAAAGCACCAGGTCAAGGTATGACTGCGAAACAAATGAAACGCAGGAAACCTATTAATCAAGAGTACATGCTACCTATTGAACCACTAACTGATAATCAGAAGGTGATGTGGGAGCAATGGGATGAAGGTAAGATGATCTATGCCTATGGTGTAGCAGGAACTGGTAAAACATTTGTTGCTTTATACAAAGCACTTAAAGAAGTTCTAGATGATTACTCACCATATGAAAAGATCTATATTGTTAGGTCTCTTGTTGCAACTAGAGAGATAGGATTCTTACCTGGTGATCACGAAGATAAGTCATCGTTGTATCAGATACCATATAAAAAGATGGTACAATCTATGTTTGAAATGCCTGATGACAATGCATATGAAATGTTGTATGATAATTTAAAGGCACAAGAAACTATTTCTTTCTGGTCTACCAGTTTTATTCGTGGAACTACATTAGATAATGCTATTGTTATTATTGATGAGTGTCAGAACTTAAACTTCCATGAACTAGATAGTATTATCACTCGTGTCGGACAAGATAGTAAGATAATATTCTGTGGTGATGCTGCACAAACAGACTTGTTAAAAAACAACGAACGCACAGGTATCCTAGACTTCCAACGCATCATTCAAAACATGGATGAGTTTTCATTGGTAGAGTTTGGTATTGATGACATCGTTAGGTCTGGTCTTGTTAGATCTTACTTAATAAGTAAAATTAATCTAGGATTATGAAGACATTTAATCACGTAGGACTTGACCCTATTGAATTGTGTGCTACAATGGTAGAAGGCAAACGTCTTTACGCTACACCAGAAGGAGATAGGTTTCCATCTGTCACTACTGTGATTAATAGTAACGCAAAGAAGAAACAATCAATTGCTCGATGGCGAGAACGAGTTGGTAAAGATAAGGCAGATAATATTTGTGCAAGATCTACCAGCAGAGGTACAAAATATCATTCAATCGTAGAAGACTATCTAAACAATGAGTTAGACTTAAAAAAGTATGGAAAGTATCCACTTCCAGTCTTAATGTTTCAGCATAGTATCCAAGATTTAGATAGGATAAATAATATATACCTCCAAGAAGCAGCACTTTATAGTAGGCATCTTGAGTTGGCAGGAAGAGTTGATTGCATTGCTGAGTTTGATGGTGTGCTGTCTATAATTGATTTTAAAACAGCAGCAGAACCAAAACGAGAACAATACTTGCATGATTATTTTGTGCAAGAAGTAGCGTATGCTTGTATGCTACAAGAACTGTACGGTTTGACAGTAAAACAGATCGTTACAATCGTTTCTTGTGAAAATGGAGAGACTCAAGTCAAGGTACTACCACCTAAGAAAGAATTTTTCATTAAGTTGATGGGTTACATCGACGAATACCAAGAACGATATGGACAAAAAACAATTATTAGAGGATAAATTTATGACCGCTGCGAGATTCTCGCAAGAAGTGGAGAAGATTGCCTTCGACAATCCTGAGATGAACTATATTGATTCGGTTATCCACTACTGTGAATTGAATGAGATTGAATTAGATAGTGTAAATAAATTAATAAGCAAACCTCTGAAGGAAAAACTCCGTCACGAGGCACAGCAATTAAACTTCATGAAAAAAACCAGTCGTGCCAAACTAATGCTAGTATGAGTTTCTTTAAGTCAGATATCGTCCGTGGAGACATTCAAGAAATGATGGAACTTCAACAGTTCTGTTTCAGATCCGCTATGAATTTTATATTATTAGACAAGGATCGGAAGATGGAATACTTTGAAGCACTTGAAACCCTCATAGAAAAACAAAAGATATTCTATGCTCGTGCAAAACTAAGCGAGGATCCCGAAGCAAAGTCAGTGGTTGACACCATGAGACAAGGGATTATAATGTTAGGAGCAACACCTGACACAAGTATTGAAACCATGTTCTCAGAACTGTTGGACAAAGTTCAGAATATGAAAAGACAAACAGAGGCACAGGGTTGACGCCCTTACCTGTGCCTGTTATAATGTTCAAGTGATAGGGCATCACATAAACCAAATCTAAAATAATCCGAGGTAATCTATGTCATTCGCAGATCTAAAGCGTAAATCCCAGAACAACTTCTCTTTCTTACAGAAAGAACTAGAGAAGTCCTCCACTGGTAAACAAGTTGATGAAAGGTTCTGGAAACCTGAGGTTGACGCTTCTGGAAATGGTTACGCAGTAATCAGATTCCTACCCGCCCCTGATGGTGAGACAATCCCATGGGCAAAGGTATATTCACACGCATTTCAAGGACCTGGTGGTTGGTACATCGAGAACTCTCTCACTACATTAGGTGAGAAAGATCCAGTAGGTGAAGTCAACCGCAGACTATGGAACAGTGGTGAAGACACAGACAAAGAGACTGCTCGTAAGCAAAAGAGAAAACTCTCTTACTACAGCAACATCTTAGTCGTAAAGGATCCTAAGCACCCTGAGAACGAAGGTAAAGTATTCTTGTATAAGTATGGTAAGAAAATCCATGACAAGATACTTGCAGCAATGCAACCTGAGTTCCAAGATGAGGAACCAGTAAATGTATTTGATTTCTGGGAAGGTGCTAACTTCAAGTTGAAGATTAAAAAGGTAGCAGGATACTGGAACTATGACAGTAGTGAGTTTGATAGTGTTAGTGCTCTTAGTTCAGATGATTCTGAATTGGAGACAACATGGAAATCACAACACTCGTTAGAAGCATTCACTTCTAAGGATCAGTTCAAGTCTTATGAAGATCTTGAGCGTCGTCTCAATCTAGTTCTTGCAATAGGTCAAAGACCAGTAGCACCTACAGTAGATGATGAAGAGTATGAAGTTGTTGCACCACCAACACCAGTTGCTGCAGCACCAACACCTGTGAAAGAAGAAGCAATCGTTGAAGATGACGATGCACTCTCATACTTTGCACGTCTTGCAGAAGAGTAAATTCAAATTTGCAAACTGAATTCTATAATACCCAGAAAAATTTTCTGGGTATTTTTTTGTCAAAAAAGTCAACCAGTTCTTTTTACTTTTTGAGTAACATAAGTCTTAGATTTTTGATACTTATTATTTCTTTTGAAATCATTGACAAACGATGTAAAGTATTCTTGTTTTAAAATGTATATCTCTCGTTTCTTTTCGTTTTCTCTAGCAAAATGCTCTGCAACTGAAACAGGAGCACATATAGCACTTCCATTTACTATAGATACAGTTCCATTATCATTTATCTTATGTTGTTTATCAAAAAATGCCTTGTCTACACGTAGACCAGCAGGATACTGTGCAATTTTTATTGTTTCATAATGATGTATTGTGTTGTATGGATCACTATATTCTTTTTCTAATGTTTTATTCAAGTCATAGTTAGATAGAGGCCAATCATATTGTGCATTAATTAAATTATTTGTTAATAGAATTACCCAATCATAAAATGGGTCTCCATAAAGTCTTTCTGATAACATATCTGGACGCTCTCCATCTTTTATAGCATACTTGTTAAAGTATACTGCATAAGAAAATATGTCATCATTTAATTTGTATCTACGAAAGAAATTTTTAGCAATTATACGATCAGAGTCAGAGAAAGGATACTTTATTGGTTTCTGATCGTAGATTACGTTTGGTACTATTGAAAAATACATTTACTTTACCATCTCCATGTTTACATCTATCTTTCCATAATAAACACTTAAGTATCCATCTGGTTGTAATGCAACAGCTTCTGGATGTCTTTCAAGTATCTCTTGTGCCATAACACCACGATATCTTTGTGTGTTACCTATGTAATTCCATTCGTAGATATTGATACCAGATGGTGAGTTTCCTACCTTAGTGATGTTCTCTTTCAATCTAACATCACTTCTCATAGCACCATACTCTTGACCTGGTGGTGCTGTATTCATATCTGGTCCTGTATCTATTTCGTCAGAGAATAGAAGTTTTGTTTCCATGAAACTTACCTTTAGTTCATAAGCAACAGGAGTACCATCATAATAAACAGCATAGTTTCCATCAGGTGTATAGCTAATTGCAACATCAGTTATGGCACACATCTTATATGTCGGTAAGTCTGGATGTTGATTGCTTCCTCTCATGTATGTAACTTTACATACTTTAGGAACTCTAATGAATGATGCTTCTACTGCTCTGTTATCTTTTCCTTTAGTTCCCAATACAGCATAATCTCCTAATTCATATGTTGGTAACATACTCTTCTTAAAGACATTAATAATTTTTTTAATTGTTTTTGCTTCTTTGGCATTGTATGGTACTAATTTAAAACTTAGATCAAATGTTCTAAGATTCATTTTTTGAAATAGTACTTCCACATTTGGATTTCTAATTGCTCCAGAGATACCACCAAAAATATCTCCTGTGTTTATTTGATCTCCTGTAATTCCTTTTGCTAAGTTAGTAACTAAAGATGCTGCTAATTCAACTGGTGCTTTCTGAAGTGACTTAGTACCTGTATTCATTGCACCTTTTAATTTTTCAATGGTTCCTTCGGCAGCAGCAGCACTTAAGATACCAGCAGTAGTTGATCCAAATGATTTTCCCTCCCATTCTGCTTTCAATGTGTCAGTTATATCATCTGGCATGTACAACATAATTTGAGGATATCTTCCTGATGTATCACGTTTGTAAAGATCTGCTGACTGACCTGACCTAAGATATTGTGGTAATGTTTCGTTAACAAAATTCCTTGGAACATTACCGTCTGACACCTTTAATGCATCAGGTAATTCATCACCAAATACTTGGTTGTCTTTAAACGGAGGTTGATAATCAAAGAAGTCAAACAAAACAAAGTCTGAATTATCAGAGGTAGCTATATTATCTGGGTATCTACAAGATGTAAATCCTACAGGATTTATTGCTGTTTTATATGCTGATAGTCTTACTTTTTCTTTCTCAATATTTTCATTTACATTACTCTCATTTGCTTCTTTAAATTCATCTCGTTGTCTGAATAATTTTGTTGCTTCAGTGTAATTTACGACATCACTTACTGTTACCCAATTAGTACCATCCCATTTATAAAATGTACCAGTACTTTTTCTAAATGCTATTTGATTAATGTACTCACCCTTACTACCATTAGGTCCTATTCCAACTAAGATTCCATTTTTTTCTCTAATTCGTGGCACACGTACATTATCAATCTCACCTGACCAAATGTTTACTCCATTTTCAGCTGTAGTATCTACATAACTCATTAGATTGCCATCTCCTTAGATTGCTTTGTTCCATATCCTTTTACAAGTCTTTGTCCTCTGATCTTGTCGTAGAAAGTGTCTTTGGTATCACTCCAAACCTCTTCCTTATCAACAGGGAATGAAAGTTTTCCTGCATTCTTGACAAATTCTTCAGTCGGTAAAAGAATTGCGG